GGATCGCCTTTTTTAACTCCTCTCATATCATTATCTTCGAGTTCAACTTCATCTTTAGTGCCTCTTATAGCTTCTGGTACTGCTGTTACTTCATGTGCTAAGAAACCATCAACTGTGGTATTTGTATCAGATATAAAGTTAAATCTATATGGTTTTAAAGTTTTTAATCTTGTAATACCATCAACTAAATTAACAATATTTTCTTTTAATCTATAATCTGAACCGGTTCCATAAGTTGTTGAAGACCCGTTTGTAGAAATAGCACCAACATTGCTGTTGTTATATTGAAATTCTACTAAATTACCAGTACCAGAAGCACTTAGGCGGTTAATAAATAAAGCTGTACCATAACCTGTTCCATTCTTAACAAGAGCTAAACCTTCAAATGCAGTAGTTTGTATATTAAAACATGCACCAGCAGTAGTTAAAGCATTAGTAGCAAGATTACCGTTAGAGGTAAGCGAACCAGAATGTTCAATTTTCCACCTTTCTACTGGCTCTGTTTCTGGTGTAGTAGTTGCATCACCACCTAAAGAAAATACTATATTTCCAGCCGTAGGATTTTGATTTTGTAAAAATAAAGATCCGTTATTTGAATCTGATGATCTGTGTTTTATAACTGAATGTCCTGTAGCACCACCACCTCTTATTAATCTAAGACCAAAATCATCACCGACACCAGTAGTTTCAGTTGAAAAATCAAGATAAGCATTATTAGAAGTACCAGTATTCATTTGTAAATAAGCGTCTGAACCTGATTTCTCGATTTCAATATCAGATTTAGACTCAAATTTTGTTGCATTGAATGTAAACTGTCTAGTACCAGCACACGATATAGCAAGAGTATTAGTAGCACTTCTAAATAAACCTGTATCTGTATCTACAGCAAATGATATGTCAGGTGTACTTTCACTACTGCCATGATTATGTGCTAAAAATTGTCCTGTCATAGGTGCAGAACTACCACCTGTTCTCGGTAACAACCCAAGATTAGTTTCAGTTACATCACCTATTGTAATAAAAGCTGAGTTAGCACCATTCCTCATTTTTAAAGTGGGTGGGTTACTTGTATTTACGTGTAGTTGATAAGCTGCTAAATTAGCTGCGCCACTTGGATCACCCGCAGCACTATTTAAAGTTCTAAGAGATTCAAATATATCTTTCATCGCTGTTCTTACAGCTAACCCAGTACCATTAGCTGGTGAAAAATTACTAGCTGTTTCTTTACCAGTTGAATTAGCTCTTGCCATAAATTTATGCTCCCTTACCGTATCCTAACGCTTGAAACGTAAATAACACATCAGTAGGATTATTTGATGAATCTTTAAATAGTATTGTAAAGCCTGTACCTGAAACCGCACTCAAAATATAAGTTCCACCTAAAGGCATATCTTCAGGAGATATTACAATAGATGGCTTGAAAGCATTAACACCCCCAATGGTTACACTTGTTCCTGTAAAAAATGGTTTAGCGAAAGTAACAGATTTACCACTAGCTGAATCTCCTGACTGTTGAGATGCTGAAGTAATACTACCACCAGATTGATATTTATTTTCAGTTCTAGAAGGTAGAAAGGCATCAAAACCTAACTCTTCAAACTTCATATTCTCATTTACATCTACAGATATAATATTACCTATAAATTTAAATGATCTTGCATTAAAGGATCCATTAGTTAGATTTTGTGCATCTGTATAACTTGATGCGTCTTGTGATGTTTGTACTTGCAGTTTTGCTTTTAAACGGTCACTACCTTGACCATCAAAATTTTCTCGAGCATCAAGATCAGCAATAGAATCAAATAAATCAGAAACTAAAATACCAGAACTTAAAATATGTCTTTTAAGCCTTATGTTTGTAAATACACCTTGCAAATCAAATGCAGATGCAAAGTTATAAGAACCAGTTAATGATGTTGCAGGGTTTGTTAGTTGTAAAGCATTAGAAACTACGCTTAGATTTGTTTTATTACCAGAAAATCCCGTCTGTTCTCTTTGACTTAATATTAATACTTCATCAGACATTTCAGGTAATGATAATTCTACTTTAGCCTCTGTTGCTGACAACTTTTCATCTACGTCTTTAAACTTAAGACTATAAGTACCTTGTAAAGCTGGCAGTATAGCTTCGTTACTTGCTCCAGGTATGTTTTCATTAAGGTCATCAGAATCTGCAAAAGTTGCTGACAATATTGTGCGTGGTGTATGCCTAACAACACAAAAACCTCCAAATTCAACATCAAGACTTGTAGTTTTTGTCCAGGTCAACTTTACCTGTGCATTATTTATTGGTTCTATTTCTAAATTTGTTGGATTTTCTGGTGGTGCAGTAAGTCCTATTGTATCAACTGTTGTTTCAGTAGGACTAGCACTTCGTTCACCATTTGCATTTATTGTATAAATTTGTATAAAATAACTACCAGCTTCGGAAGGTAACACCTCATGCTCTGATTGCTGTGTATTTATTACAACTGGGTTTTCATCATCTTTTGTATAAACAAGCTGATAACCAGAAGCCCCCTCTACTGATTCCCAATCAATAAAAAGTTTTGGTACTGGTCTATTATTATTTAAAATAATTATTTCTTGAATTGCTTTTGTACCATCTGACGCATCAATGATTTGAGGTGATGGTAAAATAGCAGTGATAATATTTATATTTTTTACTGGTAGTTGCTCTCCGTCTTCTATAGCCGCATATTTACCTTCATTAAAATTAATTGCAGTAACAGTAAATGTTTTTTTATTATTTTCTTTTATATTTATAACTTTAAAAGCTTGAACATTTAAAGTAGCAGAATTTAAAATATAAGGACTATTTTCAACTGGTAAATTAGTAGCACTATAATTAGAACTTACGTTTATTATGTTTCCATTATATGAATCTATTGCTTTTGTTTGTACAGTACCATCTTGCAAAAGACAACTTATTTCAGGTGTTTCACTTAAAATCGGTAAATTTGTTACATTAGCATTATCAATAGTAACTGTTGAAACAGTAGCAGCTTTTACTAATCCACCTCTTCTTACAGATGATTTTACTCTATCTGAAATACCAATAATGTTACCAATAACTAAAACAGAACCAGCAGCTATATTAGTTTCAAATACAACAGTTTCAGTTTGATTTTGTTGTGTATGTAAAAACCATTTTCCAACACGTTGTGCCATGCCTCTTGATGTTGTACCAAAAGTGTTAATTGTTTTTACTAATGTTCCGTACTTTGTTTGAGCATTACTATCCTTGACAGTTACATAGTCAATTTCTTGTGTATCAAGATCAAAATATGAGATATTTATAACATTAAATCTAGTTTTTTGTGATGTACTTGAATATAAAAAATCGCCATTTAATACATTTGCATTATTAAAAACATAATCAAAACTTAATTCACTTGGTATATCAGGATTTTTAGGAGCATCTTGAGCTATTTTTATAGTTCCTTCTTCATAATATGGCATAGCTCTCATCACTGAACAGACATCTCTTATAAGAGACAATGCATCACGTCTATTATTAATATTCACATTTATAGAAAAACGTGGTTCTGTACCGTTATTTCCGTCATTAACCAAAGCACTACAATATTTACTTACACCAAAAAATGTTTGAGCGTCTAATTCTGATTCTGGTAAATTACATCCATATTGTTCATCTGCATTTCTGTCAGATTGTGTAATTAATAAATCATACAAAATCCAAGCGGGATCACTACACCAAGCTTTTTGCGCTTTAAAAGTACCATTAAAATTACCACTATAAGTAAGTCTCCCATTCGAGTAATCGACTGTTGCATTATGTGGTATTTTTACAAGTTTTCCTCTAATACGGAAATATCTAGCTGGTGTATTTTGAAATAATTCAGAGCTAAATCTTAATGATGTATATGCGATTTTTGGATAATTATTTTCCTCCCTTATTTGTTGTCGCATTTCTGCTAGTCGCATAGTATTAAAAGTATTTTCATCGCCTTCATCATTAAACCTTTCTGCACTTATAACTACAGGAAAAAATGAACCAACGGCTCCAGCAGTATTCTTGTTATAACCAGCTAAAATTCTTAAATCAATTCCATAATCTCTACTATAAGGATTAAAACTTTTACCTTTAACAACTTCATTAAATACAATTACAGATGAACCGTTATTTGGGTTTGCTCTTATAACTACTCGGACCTCTGTAGCATTTCTATTACCATTAGATGTATCAACTACAAAAAATTGATCAAATTTAATTTTTACTTGAACCGTATCAATATTTACGTTTGAAATAGTTCCTGATCTTGGAGTGATAATACCTCCTGAAGGGAAACTACATTCTTGACCTTTATCACCAGTTATTACTTCATTATCTTGTGACTTAGCAGCAAAAAGCACTGTATTATTTGCAGTACCATCTTGAAATTCAAAACGAAAACGATCTAACGGATAATTAAAATCAGAAGCTGCTGGATTTGTATTATCTGCGTTTGCTTGTAAAACCGCAGTCTTGTTTAAAAATAAATCTTTCAAGAAAGCATTTTTATAAGATGCACTTGTTTTATCAGTCAAACTGTTTTTGCTTGCTGTAGCTGAACCTTCAATTTGGCCTTCAGCTAAAATATCAACAACAGTAGCAAAATCAATAGATTTTAATTTATCTGCTGCTGTTAAAGAATCAATTATGACTCTGTTATCTGGTAAATCTAAAGTCATTTTTTACTACTCATTTACAACTTGAAAAGTATCAACTGAAGAACTAACAAGAGTACTTCCAACTAAAACTTCTCCATAAACTATATTAATAGGCACTCCTTGTTTTGTATTGTTTAAAAGACCTGTAAAAGCATAACTGGGGTCTTGTGGATCTTCTTGCCTTCGCAAAGAGGGGTTAACAGGATCTGGTGTTAAAAGATCAACCGCACCAGAAAATAACATATTTACACCTATTGCTAAAAATGCACTTTGTACTGCAGCACCAATTGTTATACCTAATACTGTTGCACCAGCGCCCCAAGCTGTAAATAAAGCACCAATTGGCAACCACCAAATTTCCCCATGAACTACAGGAATAATTTTAATATTACTTTCTGTTTGTAAATCTAATAAATCTTTTGTGATTGTTATATCACCAGCCATTACACAATATTCTTGATCTTTGATATGTTCACTAACTCCTTTAAAATTATTTATTAAAAAACTAAAAGCTTCTTTAGGACTTTTAGCTGCAATTTCAAAAGTAGATTGCCCAATAAATTTTCTTAACCTTCCATAAATAGTTACTTTAATCATTTATTTCAGATGGATATACAACAATAATAGACTCTGATTTTGGTTCAACAAGGTAAAAAGGTAAATCTAAATACTTACAAGCCATTCTATCAGCATGACTAAAAATTAATTCACCATCAGGGTGAGAATGAACAATGGCTAAAACTTCTCCTTGATCTTCTCCATCAGCATAATCTAAAGGGTCAATTACAAAAGATTTTTCTTTATATGTACCTGATATATTTTTACATTTCCAATATGTTTCAACGCCATCTACATCTAACAATAATCCGCAACACTCTTCTGGATATACTTCAAGAGCATGGTTGTATGCATCTTTAGCCCAAACATTTTTACTCATTATACAAAAGTTCCTACAGCAGGAAACAAGTCTCTAGTAACAACTCTTTGAGGTATGTGTCTATTTTCTAAATCATGTGCAGCACTCAGTTCAAATTGTATTGATTGCCTGTTTTCAACAGCTTTTCTATCGATAACAAATATCTCGTCACGCAATCTATCTGCACTTGGTGTTCCAAATGGGTTTGTGCCAGAAACAAAATTATCATTATCTAAAGCAGAAGCTAATGGTAGTTTTCTTGTAAACTTTGCATCAATTAAATCATTATGTGGAGTTACTTGATTTACAATTTGCAAAAAATCACTCATGGTAATAATTGTTCCTGTTGATGGGTTTTGTACAATCCCCCCTAAATTTGAAAAAGTAACAACTGGTCTTGGAATTACTCCAGTGCTATTTTTTTCAAAACCTTCAGTTTTTACTACTACTCTTTGATAAGAATTAGTTTGAAATTTTATTTCACCAAAAGAATTAAGATTTGCACCACCATGAAATCTATAAACAGTAGGTAAATTACTAGGATTTCCTGTAGCAATATGTTTACCTACAGTCAATTCTAATTCAAACAGTTCAATTATAGAACTAGGGTTTATTTTATTTAGTTCTGCAAAAGGTATAGCCATTAGGGTTCAAAAACCTCTCTAAAAGTTACTGTAACAGTTGCAAGATTAGCGTAATTTATAGTTTTTTTATAGTTTGAATCAATTACAAAATTACCAGCTACACCATTTGGAGGTGTATAAACAAAACTATCGGCATTTGTCACTCTTAAATTTAAAAAATTGATTAAAGTATCACTGTTAGTCTCAGTTATATTTTTAAAAGTAAGTTTTAATTTTCTATAATTTTGGTTCAGTCCCTCCGTTAATCTTTGCTCAAATCCATCTCCAAAACTTATAGTATTTATTTTTGGATTATTTTCTATTGAAAGACCATAATCAGGATCTAAATTAACATCATTATTGAAATTAGCCATTATGCAAGCAATCCTCCTGAACGTTGTTGATTTATTATCTCACCTTGTATAGCTGCTGCCAGTTGTTGTCCAAACTGGTTAGCTTCTGCATCATTACCTTCAACGGAAGTGCCAGAAGCGTCCACATTTACTACAATATTAGTAGATCCACCACCAGATGATTCAACACCTAACTTGCCATTGCTACCCCTTCTTAAAGGTAAAATAGCCTCCGCAGATTCTTCACCCATAAGACCCATACCATTAGCCATAGGAAATAATGTAGGCTTATTAACAATGCCCCCATAAGAATATTTTTGTACCTGACCATTAACAAAAGCATTACCATTTGCATTTTTAAATAAACCCTCTATAAAATTTCCAAAAGGTTTTGTTATTGTCTGTTGTATAGCAATACGTGCCATATCTGAAATTATTGATCTTGTTAAATCTTTAAAATTAAGCTTTCCTGTAGTAACAAAATTAACAAGTGCATCTTCCATTCCTTTTATGCCTTTAATTACTACATCTGCCATTGATTCCTGTATTGTTTTTATACTGTTATTAAAACTTGCTAATTTAGATTGCATCTGACCACCAAAAGATTTTGTAATTTCTTCTGAAAAATCTTGTAGTTTTTTTGTACCTTTACTGAAATATGTAGCAGGTGCATTTTCTTCACCACTAAAAATTTGTTTAAATACTTTCATATCTTTTTTCAATTGTTCATTTGTTTCTGTTAAACCACCACCTAATGCATCTCTAGCACCACCTAAATTACCTTTTTTTAATTGATTTAATGCACTAGCAATAGATCTAATTGTTGTTGCTAAAAATCTAAAACCAGCAACCACAGTAAATACAGAACTAGATATTATTTTTAGCCCAACTTCAATACCATTAAAAAACGCATCAAAATCTTTATCTGAACTAAGTATATTACTAAACATTTTTACTAAATTATTTAATGTAGGTAACAAAGCATCTACTAATTGTTTCCTAAATCCGTCAAACTGTATAGCTAAAACTGCTATTTGGTCATTAAAAAACTCTGCGTTTTGTGCAAATTCATCTGATACTGCATAATTAAATTCTTCTAAGGATGCCGCACCACCATTAAGTAAATTAATTAAATTAGCCCCTGACCTACCAAATATTTCCATAGATATAGCTGCTTTTGTTGCACCATTTTCCATAGTTGCAAACCTATCTGCAACTTCTCCTAATACCTGTTCACTTGTTTTAAATGTGCCATCTGTACTTCTGACAGATATTCCTAATGAATCAAAACTATCTTTATAAGTAGCTACACCTTGATCTGCTTCCCTCATAGATTGAGCAAGTCTTCTTAATCCTTTATCTATAGTTTCCTGGCTAACACCTGCTAATTTACCTGCGTTTACATATGCCTGTAATGTATTAGCTGCTATACCAGTTTGATCTGCCATTTTACCAAAACTATCAGCACTATCTATTGCCCCTTTAACAAGCCCTGCAAATGCACCACCAGATATAATTAAACCAAAAGTTGCAAAGGTTTTATTTAAACCTCCCATTGCTAACCTTAAATTCTTTACCCTTCCTGATACGCCTTGCATTGAATTGCCAAGACGTTTTATAGAACCTGCCCCTACAGTTTTTGCTGCTACTACTAAATCAAACTTTGCCATATTATTTATCTTTATTTAATGCCTGTAATGCTGCAGCTTCCATAACTTGTAAGTTTTCTAGCATAGCAACAGTATCTTCTATTAAATACAGTTTAATCATTTCTATCACAGATGTATAGTCTAATCCAATAATTCCACTCATTCCTACACGCCATTGTGTTTGACACCGCAAGAACATTTGTACAGTTTCCCAATTTTGTAAATATACATAATAATTATTATCTATTTCTTTCTTTTCTACTTTTATTCCTAATACTGCATCATCTTCTGCTGTTTTATCAATGACAGTAGAGCCAACAGCCCAATACTCACCTGCCCCTATTAGTTTTTTTCAAAAATCTGCTGATTTGATTCCATAAATGCAAAACCTACAGCAGTAGCAAAACCTCTAACTTCACATAACTTATTAAGGTTAGATTTATTAAATACTTCTGTATGTACAGTTCCATCTTTATTTACGTTTACTTCTACTTTCCATTTATAAGAAGGACTCTGATCTAAAACAAAAGGCATAAAAATCTAGTAACTATTTACTAGGGTATACCCTAATTTAAGTAAATACAAGGCTAAATTCATTATTAGCTGCAGCAGTTGGTGTTGCGTAGAATGGAAGGCTTAACATTGTAATACCATCTGAATCTTCATATGTTGGTTGTCCTAAATCAGATTGTGGACAAGATACTGTAACTTTATTACCTGCAACAGTTCCATGTAACCATGTGTTTGTGCCAGTTGATGTGCCAGTATAGTCTGTAAAAAAGTTATGGGCTGATAAAGCAACAGCTTCTACTACAAGAGTTCCAGAAGGTCTGC